TGAGTTCCTGCAAGCGTTCGGTGCACCCGATGAACCGTCAGAAGAAGATAAGGTGCGGGCACGCTCGGCTTTCCATGAATCAGTTAGTAGCGCAGAAGCTACAAATGTAGTAACACCCCAGACCAACGCAGTTACAACCACGGCATCGGTGTTGCATCTCAAATCCATACTGAGCGAGTACGATCAGGTGGTGGTGAACTCGGCTGTGCAAATCAGAACGTATGTGACCAATAAGTTGATCGAAGAGACAACTCACCCCGACCCCAAGATTCGCATCCGTGCACTTGAGTTGCTAGGCAAGGTGGGTGACGTTGGGTTGTTTATCGAACGCAGTGAAATTACCGTGAAGCACAAAACCACGCTTGAGCTTGAGGCTTCGATCAAAGGCAGGATTTCCAAACTGCTGGAACTGCGTAGCAAGACAGAACAGATTGTGGATGTGGTGGTCAAACCCAAAACCTTGCAAGAGAGCAAGGCGGAAGTGCTGGGCACACCCACGTTAGTACGCACTAATACTGATGATTGATTTTTCCGAATTCACCATCGAGGATCTACAAAACGTAGATTTGGCAAAACTTGACCCTGCGGATTTAGAATCGTTCGATGCCACGCTGGAAGAATTAACTAAGCGGGAAGCGGCCAAGGTTGCACGCAATAGCCTGCTAGAGTTTTGCTTGAAGATGAACCCCGACTACAAGATCGGCAGGCACCACAAAAGGTTGGCATCTCTATTAGAAGACATGGCGTTCAACCGCAAGGATCGTATTGCTGTCTCTATTCCACCACGCCACGGCAAATCTTTTTTGGTATCGGTTTACTTCCCTGCATGGTTCCTAGGTAATTTCCCTGATAAGAAGGTACTGATGGTGTCGCACACCACAGACTTAGCCGTTGACTTTGGACGCAAGGTGCGTAACTTGGTTGACCAAGATATGTACAAAGAAATATTCCCAACGGTGACGCTGGCGGCGGATAGCAAGTCTGCCGGTCGGTGGAACACCAACTCTGGTGGTGAGTACTTTGCCTGCGGTGTTGGCTCAGCCCTTGCAGGTCGTGGCGCTGACTTTTTGATTGTTGACGATCCGTTCTCTGAGCAGGACATCTTGAACGGCAACTTTGAGGTGTTCCAAAAGGCGTACGAATGGTTTACTTTTGGTGCTCGAACACGTCTGATGCCGGGTGGCCGGATGGCGATTGTGCATACACGCTGGCATCCCAACGATCTGATTGGCATGATGGCCAAGGACATGGCTCGCAACGAAGAGTCTGATAAGTATGAGTTCTTTGAGTTTCCAGCCATCTTTCACGAGAACACGCCAGAGGAGAGGGCGCTGTGGCCTGAGTTCTTTGACCTTGAAGCCCTGCATAGAACCAAAGCGTCGATGCCCTCGTTCCAGTGGAACGCTCAGTATCAGCAACAACCCACCAGCGAAGAAGGTGCGATCATCAAACGCGAGTGGTGGATGCGGTGGGAAGAGGAAGACCCCCCAGAGCTTGAGTTTGTCATCATGACACTTGACGCGGCGGCAGAGAAGAACAACCGCGCTGACTTTACAGCACTGCTCACATGGGGTGTGTTCACCCACAAACTCACAGGGGAGAAGCCCCACATCATCCTAATGAACGCCATCAACAAACGGGTGGAGTTTGCTGAACTCAAAGACTTGGCACTGGAAGAATACAGAGATTGGGAGCCAGATGCGTTTATCGTGGAGAAGAAGTCTAGCGGTACACCCCTGTTCCAAGAGTTCAGGCGCATGGGGATTCCTGTTCAAGAGTTCACCCCACACAGGGGCACAGGTGATAAAGTTGCACGACTGAACGCAGTGTCGGATATTTTCAGATCGGGCATGGTCTGGTATCCTGCGGGTAGGCGCTGGGCAGAGGAAGTCGTAGAGCAGGTGGCTGCGTTCCCCGCGTCAGATCACGATGACATGGTTGACTGCACAAGTATGGCGTTAGCTCGGTTCAGGAATGGTGGGTTCATCAGCTTGGACAGCGACGAGAAGGATGACATTTTATCTATGCCCCGTAAGGCGGCGTATTACTAATATGGCAACACAAAAGTTTATGGGCAAGAACCAATTGGTTGACCGCTTGGCGGCACAGGTTGGCTCCAAAGAATCAGCGATGGCCATCCTCCAGAAGCGTGGGCATGTGGACGCACAAGGCAATTTGACAGAAGCCGGTAAAGTGCGAGATGCTATGACTGCCAAAGAACGCGCCATTGACCGTGAAAGCAAACGCAGCGGCAACAAACCAACGGCATACAAATACGACCCCAGCACTAACCGTGCAACTTTGAGAAAGAAATTCTGATATGGCTACCAACATCGACAAAGCACTGTACCAACAACCCGCAGGGATTGACGCGTTAGCGCAAGACGAAGAGGCGATTGAGATTGAGATTGTTGACCCTGAAGAAGTCAACATTTCAATAGGTGACATGGAGATCAGCATCGGTGAGGGAGATGATGATACCTTTTCTGATAACTTGGCCGATGAAGTAGCTGATAGCGCACTGCAATCTATGGCAAGTGAGTTGTGTTCTGACATTGACAACGACAAAGCCTCACGCAAGGATTGGGAGAAAGCCTACACAGAAGGTTTGAAACTTCTGGGCTTGCAGATGGAAGAGCGCACAGAACCTTGGAATGGTGCGTCAGGTGTGTTTCACCCCATGATTACAGAAGCCGTTGTTCGCTTCCAAGCTGAGACAATTACTGAGACGTTCCCCGCGCAAGGGCCAGTGCGTACCAAGATCATTGGTAAGGAGACACCTGAGAAGAAGGAAGCTGCCGCCCGTGTCCAAGATGATATGAACTATCAGTTGACAGAGAAGATGGTTGAGTTCCGCCCAGAGCATGAGCGCATGTTGTGGTCACTGCCAGCCACAGGCTCAGCGTTTAAGAAGGTCTACTATGATCCCAATTTGGGACGTCAGGTATCGATCTTTATTCCAGCCGAAGACATCATCTTGCCGTATGGCACAACAGAAATGGATACGTGCTACCGCATTACACACGTGATGCGTAAGACAAAGAATGAGATTCTCAAGCTACAACAAGCTGGGTTCTACCGTGATATTGAGTTGTCTGAACCTGATAAATCTATCAGTGATATTCAGAAAGCCAAAGACAAAGAGACAGGTTTCAGTGACCTGAATGATGAGCGTTACACACTGTATGAGTGCCACGTTGACCTAGACCTCAAAGGTTTTGAAGATGAAGATGATGGTGAACCTACCGGCATCATGTTGCCGTACGTTGTCACGTTGATTAAAGGCTCCAACGATGTGTTGGCTATTCGTCGTAATTGGAACGAAGATGACCCACTTAAACTCAAGCGTCAGCACTTTGTGCACTACCAATATATCCCGGGTTTTGGAGCTTACGGCTTCGGGCTTTTCCACCTTATCGGGGGCTTTGCTAAATCCGCTACCTCTCTCATGCGGCAACTCATCGATGCCGGAACACTTGCCAACTTACCCGGCGGACTCAAGACACGTGGCTTGCGCATCAAGGGAGATGACACCCCCATCGCACCGGGTGAATTCCGAGACGTAGATGTAGGTTCGGGCACAATCCGCGACAACATCCTGCCTTTACCATATAAAGAGCCAAGCCAAACTTTGTACGTATTGCTTCAAAACATTGTGGATGAAGGCCGCAGGTTTGCCGCTACCGCTGATATGAAGGTGTCTGACATGAGTGGCAACGCTCCTGTCGGTACAACACTGGCACTGTTAGAAAGACAACTCAAGGTGATGACGGCTGTTCAGGCTCGTGTGCACTTTGCATTGAAGCAAGAGTTAGGTCTGCTTAAGAACATCATCCGTGATTACTCTGATACTGATTATTTGTATGAGCCAGAGGGTACAAAAGGCCCCCGTGCCAAGCAGTCTGACTACCAGCACGTAGATGTAATTCCTGTGTCTGACCCCAACGCCGCGACCATGAGTCAACGTGTTGTGCAGTACCAAGCTGTGATTCAGATGGCGCAGATGGCGCCGGACATCTATGACTTACCACAACTGCACCGCCGTATGTTGGAAGTGCTTGGTATTAAGAATGCAGAAAAGTTGGTGCCGCTGGAAGAAGATCAGAAGCCCACAGACCCTGTGTCTGAGAACCAGAATGTACTCAAAGGCAAACCGCTTAAAGCGTTCATGTACCAAGACCATCAGTCGCATATCCAAGTGCACATGCTGTTGTTGCAAGACCCAATAATTCAGCAGTTCATTGGTCAGAACCCCCGTGCTCCAGCCATCCAAGCGGCGCTTACTGCGCACGTTGCAGAGCACGTTGGCTACATGATGCGTCAGAAGATTGAGCAACAACTGGGTATGCCACTGCCACCCGAAGACGAGAAGTTGCCACCGAACGTGGAGATTGCTTTGTCTGCAATGATGGCGCAAGCGGCACAGCAAGTGCTCATGCAAGATCAAGCCAAAGCCGCACAGATGCAGGCTCAACAGCAAGCACAAGACCCTGTGGTTCAGATGCAGTTGCAAGAGTTGCAAATCAAGCAGGGCGAGTTGGAGTTGAAGAAGCAGAAGTTGATGATAGATGCAAGCATCGCCGCCGACAAGCAAGAGTTGGAAGAGCAAAAAGTCAGTGGTCGTTTGGAACTTGACGCTCTTAAGGTGGGCGCACAAATCAACGAAAGCAAAACCAAATCTCAATTTGAGCAAGAACGTGCCGGTATTCAGATGGGCGCTGACATTGCCAAGAACAAAGCTCAAATGGAATTGCAAGCACGTACTACAGCGTTACAACGCAACCAACCCAAAACGGAACCTAAATCATGATTCAAGACTTCGCACGCGTTTTGCGCGAAAAAATACGCACCGACATGAACAACTACGCTGACGATTTGTCAGGTGGGGGTTGTCGCACATTTGAAGAGTATCAAAAACTTTGCGGGGTTATTCAGGGTCTGGCCCTCGCAGAGCGTTATCTCCTTGACCTTGCACAGAAAGTTGAACAATCCGATGAGTGATCTTGATCTTTCCCCCGGTGCTTTTGCACTGCCTGAACCCATCCAACCTTTGGATGCACCTGAACCTGAAATTAGTGATGAGCAGAAGGCCACGCAACTCCCAATCCCAACAGGTTGGAAGATTCTTTGCGCTGTGCCCGACATCTCTGAACGTATCGACGGTACAAGTCTGGACTTAGTCCGGCCTCTTGAAAGCATGCGCCAAGAAGAAACAGCGACCACTGTGTTGTTTGTTTTAAAAGTTGGCCCAGATGCGTACAACGACACCGCCAAGTTTCCTAACGGAGCATGGTGTAAAGAGGGCGACTTCGTGTTAGTACGTACTTACTCCGGCACAAGATTTAAGATCTTTGGCAAGGAGTTCCGTCTCATCAACGACGACCAAGTTGATGCTGTTGTGCAAGACCCTCGCGGCCTGACCCGCGCTTGAAAGGAAGAATATGGCTGACCCATACAAATTTCCCGACGAAGTTGAAGAAACTCCAGTAGGAAAAGACAGCGACAGTACTGAAATTGAGATAGAAATCGTTGACGATACCCCCCAAGAAGACCGTGGCCGCAAGCCATTGGATCGTAATGTGGATGATCCCTCTGACGATGAACTCGATACGTACTCTGATGGCGTTAAAAAGCGCATAAAAGAGCTAACACACGCCCGTCATGACGAGCGCCGTGCCAAAGAAGCCCTCGCACGCGAAAAACAAGAGCTAGAACGCATTACACAGCACATTTTGGACGAGAACAAGCGTCTAAAACAGCACGTAAGCACGGGTGAACAGACTTATTCTGAAACAATCAAGGCGGCAACACATGCCGAGCTTGAAAATGCCAAGCGTAAGTACAAAGAAGCATACGAAGCAGGTGATTCTGACGCTCTGTTGGAGGCACAAGAAGCCTTGACAGATGCCAAGATGCGTGTAGAAGCTGCAAAAAACTTTAAACCTACCCCTTTACAACAAGATGATAATGATGTACAAATCAGGTCATCTCCTCCACCCCGACAAGAGATCGACGATAAAACCTTGCGCTGGCAAGCAAAAAACCAGTGGTTCGGTCAACCGGGGTATGAAGAATTAACCAGCTTTTCTCTAGGGCTGCATCAAAAACTAGTGAACTCGGGGGTAGACCCTCGCTCTGACGAATATTTCGAGCGCATTGATGCTCGCATTAAATCAACTTTTCCAGAAGTATTTGGAAGGGAAGAAAAGCCTAAATCGGTTGATGGCTCTAAAAAAGCTGCAACAGTAGTTGCTTCCGCGACTAGGTCGTCTGGGGTACGAAAAGTTGAAATGTCGCCAACGCAAATCGCCTTGGCTAAAAAATTTGGATTGACCCCACAGCAATACGCTGTTGAATTAGCAAAATTGGAGAAACAAAATGGCTGATACTATTGACCGCATCACACGTGACTTGAAAACACGCGATAAATCTGTTCGTGCGGTATACGTACCCCCGAGCAACTTGCCCGATCCGACACCTGATCCAGATTACACGTTTCGCTGGGTAGCGACTCATGTGCTAGGTCAGCCATTAGCCAACAACGTGTCTTTACAGATGCGTGATGGTTATGAGCCGGTGAAAGCAGTGGATCATCCAGAATTGGCTTTGTTTGGTAACAACGCAAACGGCAATGTGGAAATTGGTGGGCTGATGCTTTGCAAAGCCCCCAAAGAACGCGTTGAAGCCCGCGCTGAGTATTACAACAAGCAAGCTCAAAACCAGATGGATTCAGTTGACAATCATTTCATGCGAAATAGTGACCCTCGGATGCCCTTGTTTGCTGACCGCAAGTCAACAACAAGTCGCGGATCAGGGTTTGGTTCTGGTTCTAAATAATTTATAGGAGTCTTTATGGCTTATCCTACAGTCTCGGCCCCTTACGGTCTAAAGCCTGTAAACCTAATAGGTGGACAGGTATTCGCGGGTTCAACCCGTTTGATGCAAATTGCTAGTGGTTACGCTACTAACATTTTCTACGGTGATTTGGTAAAACGTATCTCTGACGGAACTATCGAAAAAGACGCGGGCACAGCAACCGCCACTCCTTGCGGTATTTTCTTAGGTGTTCAGTTTACCAACGGTTCAACTGGTCAAGTCCAGCAACAACAGTTTTATCCAGCAAGTCAGGCTATCAAGTCTGGCACGCAGATTTTTGCTGTGGTCGCTGATGATCCTGACACATTGTTCCAAGTAGCTGTTGTGTCTGGCACGACTGTTATTACCGGTGTTGGCATTTCCGCCATCGGAAATAACGCCGAGTTGGTTCAGAACGCCGGTAGCACCACGACAGGTAACTCTGCCGTAGCTATTTTGGCAACGACTGCAACAACCAACACTCTGCCTATTCGTATCATTGACGTAGTTCGGGACACCGCCACTGCTGCTGATAACTTCCCTGAAGTTATTGTCAAAATCAATGCGACTATGCATCAGTACAACAACGCAACTGGCGTATAAGGAGCTAAATCATGGCTATTTCCCGCGCACAACTACTTAAAGAACTGCTCCCCGGCTTGAACGCTTTGTTCGGCTTGCAGTACGCTACTTACGGCGAAGAGCACAAAGAAATCTACGAAACAGAGAAATCTGAGCGTAGCTTTGAAGAAGAGACAAAACTGTCTGGCTTCTCTGCGGCTCCTGTCAAGAACGAAGGTTCTGCCATTGCTTATGACAATGCGCAAGAAGCGTTCACGGCTCGCTACAACCACGAAACCATCGCCTTGGGTTTCTCAATCACTGAAGAAGCGGTTGAAGATAACTTGTACGACAGCTTGTCTGCTCGCTACACCAAGGGTCTGGCTCGTGCTATGGCTTACACCAAGCAGGTTAAAGCTGCATCCGTCTTAAACAACGGCTTCACAGGTGGTGTTTATGCTGGTGGTGATGGTGTTGCTCTGTTCTCTACAGCGCACCCATTAGTCTCTGGTGGTACCAACAGTAACCGTCCTTCAACCAACTCTGACTTGAATGAAACATCGTTGGAAAACGCTGTGATTCAGATCGCTGCTTGGACTGATGAGCGTGGTCTGTTGATCGCTGCTAAACCTAGAAAACTCGTTGTGCCTCCAGCACTTCAGTTCGTTGCTACTCGTTTGCTCGAAACCAACCTGCGTGTTGGCACTGCCGACAACGACATCAACGCGTTGAAGAACAACGGTTCTATCCCTGAAGGTTACACAATTAACCACTACCTGACCGACACCAATGCTTGGTTCTTGTGCACAGACGTTCCTAACGGCCTGAAGCACTTTGAGCGTATGGCTTTGACTACTGGAATGGATGGAGACTTCGACACTGGAAACGTTCGTTACAAGGCTCGTGAGCGTTACAGCTTCGGCTTCTCTGACCCTCTAGGCGTCTTCGGTTCGCCCGGTTCAACCTAA